CAGACTGAGGGCCTGATTTAGGGGGTATTGTTTTAGTTAATTTCATCTTCTATTGCCTTAATTGTGCTATCATCAACCTCATCAAAATCAGCCACGGTTCCGTCTTGATCAAACACAGCTTTGCCTTCTTCATATTCATCGTCGGCTTTGATGACTTTTTGAGTTTCAAGACCTTCGTCTTTAACAACTTCCTCACCTTTTCTAATCTCAAAAGTTGATTTATCTTCAATCGTATCATAGGTCTTATCCCCAGAGGAGCCCACTCCAGTTTTGTTTCTTTCAACCCTAATGTCTCCTGTTGTAAGATCTTCATAAAGATCGTATTGGCTTCCGTCTTTACCCTCATAAGTTATCACCTTTTCTCTTTCTTTAGTGCCAAATTTAGAACTGACATCTGTGCCAAATTTTTTAATTTTATCTACAAGTAACAGTAGTTTATCCATACCAAGTTTAACTCCCTCTGACACAACAGGCGCTGCTTTCTCTGCCATCTTAAATCCTTTACCTATGCCAAAAGGCAATAATGACATTATACCCATGAGCTTCATAAATTTTCTTTTGCTAGGATCTTTTGGTCCATCAGCGAAACCTAATCTCATAATTCCTCCACCCACAGCTCCAGTTCTATCAATTTCTGGGCCGTAAATGCCTTGTTCTTCAATTAATTTTTTAAATGCTTCTGCTCTTTCCTCATCCTCTAATTCTAAAAGAGCTTCTGCAAACGCTCTTCTATTTTCTAAGTCTGGGTCAACAGGAAGTTCTCCTTTTGGATCTCTAAGAGTACCTAAAGGTCCAAGACCATATTTTTGTGTAGCATATTCTTTTTGTGCTTCTTTACCCATAACATCTGCAATTCTTTTTTCTCTAACAACAGGTCCTAATCCAAAAACATCTGCAAAGGCCTCTAATGGTGGCTTACCTTTTTGCTGTTCAAGAGAAGCTAAAGCAGCAGTCAACGGTGCTCCTACCATAGGAAGAACACTACTTGTTCCAAATTTTAATATTTGTTCTGCCGCTTTCTTTCCAAACCTTTTTCCTTTTGGCGTAGCTGCAGCTGCCCCTGTTAAAAAACCTGTTCCTTTTGCGATCGTATTAGCTGTTGATTCAGATGGCTCATCAACAAAAACAGCGTCCGATAAAATGTTATTAGCTGAAGCATATCTTACAATATCTTCTTCTGGTAAAATTTCAGCTCTAAGTCCTGGAAATTTTCTTAAAAGAGGATTTAAAAATTTTATAACATCTTCAACATCGTCTGATTTTTTTAACTTGTTTAATAAATCTGAAGCTTTAGACCTACTTTCACCAAAAACTTCTTTAAATCTATTTTCAATATCAGGTATTTTTTTTACGTTTTCTATTATTTTGTTTTTTAAATTAAGGCCTTCTTTAATTTCTTTTGCAAAATCTTTTTTTAAAAATTCAGAAGTTCCAAATTTAGTAATTTTATCATCTTTACTTATTTTTCCAAAAGGAAGTCCTATATCTTTAGCTAGTACCTCTAAAGAGGCTTTTTGTTTAATTAATTTTTTTCTATCAGATTCTGATAAGTTTGAACGTAGGCCATCTAAAATGTTTTTATATCTTATATCAAAAGATTTTTTTAAACCTAAATTTATTTCTGCAGGTATAGGAGAAACTCTAAGAAATTTATCTGGATCAACATTTCCTAGATCACGTATGGCTTTTTCTGATAAAGGGTGATCTAGTTGTAATTTAAGATTTGGGAATTTTTCTTGTAATGCTTTTTTTATGTTAAAATAAGAATTTAATCTTTTAGTAGCTCTGTCATAATATTTTTTATTATATGTTTTACTCTCAGGATCTCCATATGCATTATAAATTAAATCAGACATTCCTCTTCTATAATTAGAAGATAAGGCACTACTAGCCTTAATTGTATTTAAAACTTTTTTATAATCATCTAAACTATAATCTCTTAAAGTTAAATCAGTGGCCTCTTTTCCTAAAGATATTTTTTTTCTTGTTTCATATATTTTTCGGACTAAATTTGTTACTCTTTTTTCTACTTCTTTTTCCGTTAAATCAGTGTTTTTTGCGAGCTGTTTAACATCGCCAATCCCTCCTAATAAATTTTCAAATAAAGCAGCTTTAGGTTTAGATTTTTCTATTGCAGATAAAATTTTTCCTGATGATAATTTTTTCTTTTCAGTATCCGTTAAAGTTTTATTTATTATTTTAATAAAAGACTCTCTTCTTATTTGTTCAGTTAGTGGGTTATCTTTTAAATTTTCAGATACACCTCTAATAATATCCGCTTGTGAAAAAGGTTTTTTACTTTTTGATAATTTTTCAAAAACTTTTTTAACTTCATCTCTATAAGGTTTGTAAAGTCTTTCAGGAGGTTTATCTAAACTAAGTGCAAACTCATTTAATTTTTTTAAAGATTCATCTAAATTTTCTGTTTTTAATGTTACAGGAGATCTTGGTGATCTTTTAGGTAATATTTCAAAACCAGCATCTTCTAATCCTTTAATGTATTTTTCATCAAATTTTGCATCGCCCTTAGATATTCTTTTTCTTATAGTGGCTTCACTGAATGGAAAGTTTGGTAACTCTGCAAGTTCTGGTAAAAAAAATGTTCCGTTAGCAAAACTCTGCCTTCTAATAAAATCTAAAGACTCATCCATCAAGAAAGGACGAGCTTTGTCCATTGTATCTTGTTGTCTTTGTATTCTAACGTCTTCTTGAATATCTAAAAGTTCTTGTGGCTTGGGTTCTGGTAAAACAAATTCC